GACAATTCTTGTTGTCTGGTGGTCAAGGTGCGGCAAGGGCTATTCAAGGTACGGCTGGTAGTGGAGTTGGTAAAGCATTGATTGGACTTGCTGACAATCCTTATGTTCAACAAGGGTTAGAAAACGCTGTAGGTGGTATAAATTGGTCTAATATTTTTAATAGAACACCCAGTGGGGCGGCTGGTTATGGTATTAGTCCAACGCAATATCAAAATTATTATGCAGAACCACAGGCATTTAGCTAAGGAATAAATCATGACAAACGGTTACACCATTCCAATGGATAAACTTTTCGGCACTTATGGCGATATGGATTTGGAATCTCAAAGAATTAGAGAAGAAGACCAGCGTATTGCTGAAGACGCAAGAAAAAGATTTGATGAAATCATGACTCCACCATTTCGCCAATCTTTGCTTAGTGACTTTACTTCCGCAGAGATAGAAAATGCTCAATTAACACCCAATGCTGAACCATACTCCGCACTGTCTGTAAGACAAGCACCTTCATCTATTGTGGGTGGAATGTTCAGTCCTGAAATCTCTCGTGCGGCAGAGATGGAATACTTGCAAAAGCGTCAAGCGGCTATGCGTGATCGTGCATTGGCATTTGCACAGTTATCTCCTATGCAACAAGCAGACTATGGTTTTTACCGTGGTGGTCAGCAGTTGGGTGATGTTGTTGGTGGTGCTTTGGGTGGACAAGACCCACAGTTACGCATGATTGGTTTGCAACAGCAAATCTTGAGTGAACTTGACCCAAGTGACCCTGAACAGCAATTGAGAGTTGCTCAGAAATATGCCAGAAGTGCTCCAGAGTTAGCAATGAGAATTGCGAATGAAGCAAGAACTGCATTGGTAAGAATTAAACAAGCCCAAAGTGTGACAAAACAAGGCGTTACACCCAAGATTCAAATTGCTGAAAGAATTGCTACTGATGAAGGTTTAACAGGTGACGCATTTAAACGCAGAGTAGCGGAACTTTTACAAAGTCCTGAGAATTTATCAGAAGCTGAAAGAAAAGGCAAAAGAGTTGCTGAAATCACTCGAATGTTAAGACCTGAGTCTGGTGGGTTATTGTTGCGTCCAGCAGAACGAGCCGCACTTGAAGCAGAACTTGCTACATATGAAAGACCAGAAAAACAATTGTCTTTGACTAATGACAGAGATGCAATTTCTGCTGAAATGTTTGAAAACAAGCCTTTTGCAGAACTTACTCCAGCACAAAAAGGTGTTGTCAATAAACGAATTGAAGAAGAAGGTCGAGCAAAAGCAAGAGAAGGCGCAACTGTTATTCCGGGAGTCAAAGAATTTAAAGACATTCCTAAACTACGAGCAGACATAATTTCAACAGTCAAACCATTTAGAGATACTGTTAATTCAACAGATTTTGCGCTTGAGAATCTTGATTTGTCTATAAAGCAGAATAATTTCTCAGCATTTAATGCGGCTCGTGTGCAATTGGCAAAAGCATTAGCTGGTGGAGACTTGAGTCAAAAAGAAATTCAAGCGGCTGGTGGCGACCCATCTATTCTTGGTCAATTAGTTGATATGACATCAACGGCTTTTACGAGCACACCATCAATAGGTACTCAGGAAAAAATAAAAGCCACTGTTAAAGCTATCCGCAAGGTGGCTTTACAAAAAGGTCGGGCAGAAATAGAAGCTCAAAGAACCCTTGCAAAACGATCTAATTTTACAGATGATGATTTTGATTTAGCATCAGATATTCCTGAATTCAAAACGAAGCCTTCTGGAGCACAAAAAGATACAGGACTTAGTTTTGATGCTGAAAAAGAAAAACGCTATCAAGAATGGAAAGCCAAACAACAAAGGAAAACGCCATGACAGAGCAAGAAGAATTTGAGTTTCGTCTGCGTTTGGAGCAAGAGGCAGGGCAAGAAGAAATGCCTTTGTTTATGCGTGGTATGACAGCGATGTTTGATCAGCCGCCACCTCCAACAATGGGAGAGTATGTAACAGAAAGCATTGGAAGAAGCTTATCTTCTATTCCTGCACTCATGGCTGAAAGCAGTGCTCTTTATGGCTTGAGTGAAGGAGAATTTCCATCTCAATTACCTCCTCAAGGTACAGCAGGACAAGCCTACACCCAGTTTCAAAGAAGTTTGGGCTTGAAACCTGAGATGCGTCCTGCAACACAGTTACAAAGAGCCGCTGGAACAGTTGCTGGTGCAGTGACAGACCCATTAAATCTTTTTAGTGGTGCTGGCCTTGCCAGACAAGGATTGAGCAATATGGCTCGTGGTTTGGGTTTGTTTGAAAAAGGTGTTGGTGTACAAACTGGCATTGCTGGAGTCAGTGCTTTAGGTGGCGAATATGGAGGAGAAGCAGGAGGCCAATATTTTGGAGTCCCCGGTCAAGTAATTGGTTCTGTTATTGGTTCATTGGCATCTGGTGGAGGAACTATCAAAGCAGGTCAAATGCTAAGTGATCGTCTTTCATTAAAAGACATTGATGTTGAGGATTTGGCAAATGTTGAGGGTGTTTCAAGAGCAAAAGATATTATTGAAAAAGCAATCAAAACAGACCCTCAGCTTCAAACAAGACTAGAAAATGTACAAAAGAAAATTGAATTTGTTACTGGTGCAAAAGGTAGTGCGGCTATTGCAGGATTAGACAATCTTGTTTTAAATAGCACTCTAAAAAAATTAGCCACAGATGATGTTGAATTTGCAACAGAGTTGAATAATTTATATGCTGATCTCAAGTCGGCAGTTCGTAAAAAAGCAACAGAATTGTATCCAAAGCCAAGTGCGGAAATTCCTTCTGGAGCAGTAAAAATAACTGAAAAACAAGTTGATCTTGACCAAAGAATAAAATTTATTGACGATCAATTGAACAAATTGACAATACAAGCAAACATTGCTGGTGGAACAAAGCCAGCAGAAATTGGCACTGCAATACAAAACCTTGTAGTAGCTAAAGAGAAAGCCGCAAAAAATGCTTTGCGTCCTGAGTACGATTCTGTTTTAGGTCAAGCATCCAAGCAAGGTGCATTGTTGCCAGCGCAAGATACTCAGGATTTGCTCAACACAGCAGAACAGTTATTTCAAGGCGACCCTTGGGCAAAACAAGCTCCATTGCTTAAATTAGTGCGTGAGCAATCCTCTAAATTTAAGGCGATGCGCAGACAACCTATGGCTGGTGAAGCTGGCGCATTAGCCACCACAGCACCAGACTTGACAATGGGTATGGACATAACAAGCCTTGATTCATTGAAAAGGCGTGTTGCTCAAGACATTAGAGAAACTCGTGACCCTAATAGACAAGACAAATTGCGCCTATTGCAAACAAGAGTTGATGAAGCATTAGACAAGGTACAAAATTCTAGTGGCAATATTGTGATTGACTTTAGAGGTGAGAAATTACCTTTTGGTCAAGCAATGTCTGCACTTGATACAGATTACTTTAATAAAGTTGGCATCCCATTCAAAGATGCGGCATCAATAGAAAAAATTACATCTGCTGACTATGCAGAAAAGATTTCTCCCTTGATTGCTTCTAGTCCAACTGCCATGCGACAGTTCTTAAATGTTGCAGGAGAGGAAGGTGTCTCATTGGCAGAGAAGTCTGTCATGTCAAAGTTATACAACCAAGCTTTAAACAAAGATGGGTTTATTGACCCTGTAAAACTTGATAATCTTTTAAGCAAGACAAGTACAAATGGTGGTTACAGTGACATTGTTGACCAGCTTCCTGCGTTGAAACAAAGATTGTCTAATACTGCCCTTAAATCGCAGTACTTAGCTTCTGAAAAGGTTGCTATTGATGATGCCGCAAAAGATGCAATGACTAGGGCAGGACAAAGTTTTTTGAAAGATTACGATGTAAGAGGCGTAGATGGAATCGTATCAAAAATGACAGATTCTGCTGGTAAAGGTTATTTGAATAGGTTTTTTGTTGATCTAAAAAAACTATCTCCTAGCGATCAGAAAAATAGCCTTTTGGCTGTAAAAAATGGCTTGGTCACTCAAATGCTAGACAGTCCTAGTCCTTTGGATTACTTGAATAAAAATTCAAGTGCTTTCATTAAGGTGTTTGGAATAAACGAATACAACAATCTAAATGCACTTGCTGATGTTTCAAGATTGTCTAAAACTCTTGACATTAGTAAATTGAATTTTAGTAAAGCCGCTACAGAACAAGAATCTGCCTTGCAAAGAGCAATGGGTGGTGTAGCCCCTCAAAGAATTACTGGCATTTTGGTAAATCAAATTGCAAGCGTCTTCAATAAAGGTTTTCGCATTCTTTCATTGATTGGACAACAAAACATAGATCAAGCAACAAAAGATGCTCAACGCAAATTATTCTTAGATGAGAATGGGGTGAAATCAATTGTCAACGCTTCATCAAAATTCTTTACCAAAAAAGGCGAAGAAATCCAATTGAAGACAATGGTCACTCCAGATGATGTAAATAAATTTGCTACGGCTGTTGGTTTGGGGGCTTTGCGACAGAACTATTTTGGTGTTTCCGCTACTGCAAGCCCAAGTGAAGTGGTTAGACCCCAAGAAGCTGTTGTTGAAGAAGAATAAGGACACAAAATTGACCCGATTAGCATTTGCCTTCTTGCGGCAGGACTTGTCAAGCAGATTCAAGCTGGCTGTGACCTCTACAAGCAAGCCAAAGAGTCCTTCATGGAGGTCAAGTCAACTGTTGATGAGGTTGCTGGCGTTTATAAGGAAGTTACTGGATTTTGGAGTAAATTTAGTAACTTTTTTAAACCCAAGGCAAAGCAGTCAACGCCCAAGCCTGTGGCGAAAAAGAAGGAAAAGTTCGTTGCTGTTGACGAAACCCAAGTCAAAGTTGATATTGTCAAGAATCTGACTGAGTTTTTCAGGCTTCAGGAGCAGTTAGCGGCACACATAAGGGAAGAAGAAGAAAAGAGTCTGACTGTTTATGACCCTGACCAAAACCACATGGAAGCGGCTTTAAAGAGGGTGATGGCACAGCAAGAGATGGATGCGTTGGTGGTGCAGATTCGTGAGTGCATGGTGTATCAAAGCCCTCCTGAGATGGGCGCACTGTACTCAGAGGTCTTCAGCATGAAAGACAAGATTGAGGAGGAGCAGACTCAGGCAAGGTTGAAGCAAGAGGCGATCAAGAGGCAAGAGGCATGGCTACGCAAAGAGGAAGAAAGAAACCTACAAGCAAAGCTGGCGGCAGTGGTGGCGACTTTTATATTCCTCCTTTACCTGTGGATGTGGTTCGTGTTCGTAAGCCATTGGGGGAAGAAGTAATGGGTTGGATTGCGGCTTGCGTACTGATTGCTTTGCTCTTGCCTTTAATGGCATTTCTTTATCTTGACATCTTGGAGACTAAGAATGAGGCTAAGACTCAGGTTGAAAAGGTTGAGAAGTTGAGAAGACAAGTTGAACAAAAAGATAGGGAGAGAGAGAAATGAGAGTAATTTGTTTGATTGCGTTGACACTTTTGATGGGTTGCGATGACAAGTTTAGGTATCCTTGCCAAGACCCTCGCAATTGGGATAATTTGGACTGCAAGCCCCCTGTTTGTGTTGCAACTGGAACTTGTCCTGAGCAACTTGTTAAACCTGAAGCGGAGAAAAAATAATGCCTACAGTTGGATACAAGCCTAGCACTCGCATGACTGCTGAAGAAATTGAGGTAAGGATTTGGGCAATGGTGATTCTTGCCTTGTTGATTGTTTTGGTGGGTTCTATGGGTATGTTCTTGTACTCTGTGACCTATGTGACTCAGCCCATGTCAGGCATGGCTCCGATTGACAAGGTTTACACACAGCAAATCAGCACCATTATGGTGTTTGTAACTGGTGTTTTGGGTGGCGTGGCTGGTCGTAGTGCTGTTTCAGCCAGTGCCAAGGCTATTGCCAAGGCTCAGGCAGACGATGGTGACGAGCCAAAGTTAGAAGCCAAAGAATGAGTATATTGAACCCGTATGTGCTTCTTGGCATCGTAGTGGCGATGCTGAGTGCCTTTGGCGGTGGTTATTACAAGGGTGGGCAAGACGAGTTTGCCAAACAGCAAATGGAGATTGCCCGACTTAACCAAGAGGCTAGGCAAAAGGAACAGGCACTGGTGACAGCGGTGCAAAGACAAGCAACTGAACTGGTAAAGGCAAACAAGAATGCAAAAGTCGTTATTCAAAAGCGTGATTCTGACATCAACTCTGGTGCTTTGCGGTTGCGGATTCCTGTCAAAACGCCCTCCTGCCCAACCTTATCAGCCACCTCAGATGCCCCCGTTGCCGAGCGATCTGACCCCCCAACAGCCGAACTTCAGCCAGAGGTTGCTAGAGATATTCTCGCCATCACAGACGAAGCCGACCTCACCGCCAGAAAGCTCAACGCCTGTATCGCCACCTACAATCAAGTCAGAGAGATGATTAACCAGAAGGAGAGCAAATGAACAGTGAACAGTTAGCCAAAGCATTGAAGATAACGCCTATCAAGGCAGAGGAGTGGATAGATGCAATCAATGAAACTTTTGATCGTTTCGACATATCAACACCTGAGAGACAAGCTTGTTTCTTGGGGCAATGCGCTCATGAAAGCGGTGGATTCACTGCTCTCAAAGAAAACCTGAACTATAGTGCAGAGGGTTTGACAAAGGTTTGGCCTAAGCGTTTCCCTAGTTTGGATGTTGCCCAGCCTTACCACCGCAATCCTGAGAAGATTGCCAACAAGGTCTACGCTGACCGTATGGGCAATGGAAATGAAGCCTCTGGAGAGGGTTTTAAGTACCGTGGAAGGGGTTTGATTCAGTTGACAGGCAAAGACAACTACAGGGCTTGTGGAGAGGCTTTGGGAGTTGATCTACTGGATAACCCTGACTTGGTGTCATCTCCTCAGTATGCCGCCTTGTCCGCAGGGTGGTTTTGGGACAAGAACAAGCTAAATCAGTTTGCTGATGCCAACGATATGACGGGTCTGACCAAGAGAATCAATGGCGGTACACATGGTTTGGATGACAGGGTTGCCCGAACCCAGACTGCCATTGATGTTCTGATGGCTTAATCGTCAAAGAAGTGGAGTATTACCCAAACACCTAGTGCGAGTAATGCTCCACCAAATGCCAAAAGAATTATTATGTTAAGTACATTGTCAATCATCTTGGCTCTCCAATCATTTGTTTTGTGTTGAATAAGTCCTTGTACTGAGGATACTTAGCTTGCCAGAGTCGAGCATAAAAAGCAATGTAGTCGTTGCTGATCTTGAAGTCTGAACCTGTTGTGACTATGGTGACTTCCCACCTGATTCTGTTGATTATCAGCCAATGACTGACCTTCTTGCGCCCTAGTCCTACTGCTTCTAGGGCAAACTTCTCAAAATACTGCCAAACCTGTGGGTTTTCCTTATGCCATTCCCACCAGATTTGTTTGCGTTCTTCAAAACTCAAAGTCATATCAACTCCTATCAAAGTTAGTGGGTACTCACTTGCGCTTTCCCCTCCGTTCTAATTAAAACGGTATGTCCGAATCCATGTCCTCAATCTTGGCTTTAGGCTTGCTTTGAGGCTGTGGTTGGTCGTCTTTAGGTTTTTTAGGGTTGACTGCTAGTCCCATGAACTTGCCGTTCTTGCCCTCTTTAATCCATGCTGACAGCCAGAAGTCCTGCCCATCAACACGAATGTTTCCTTTATAGTCAGGATCATTAAATTTTTCTTTCTTGTCGTTCTTGAAAAGTACACCTGAGTTGTCACGCTGTTCCATATTTACACCTTGATTTCATTGAGTTTTTTAACCTTGTCATCCACTTCACTGAGAAACTGGACAACCTCACTTTCGAGTTCTGCAATATAAGAGTCATTGCGCTCGATTCTTTTGACAAACAGTTGTAAGTGCGATGGCATCCGTGGGTCGAAACTCACGAAATCACACCACTTTCTGTCTGTACACGCCATTTGCCACTGCATCTGGTCGTAATACTTCTTTGTTGGCTCGTCACCAAGAATAGTGTCGATATGGGTTGCAGTGTTGGGACACTTGATCTCTAGGCATCCATCGTCACCAATAAGCCCATCAGGAGAGGCGGCAGACATGGCAATGCGTGGATGGTCAATAGCAGATACCTGATCGACTGTATTGCCTGTTTTAACCTCGTATGCGGCTCTGGCAAAGGGTTCATTTTCTGTGCCCCACTCCATAGCGGCATTTGAGTAAGACTCTGCCACTTGGTTAGTCATGCGCTCGACTACCAACTGTGCCATGTAGTTTGCTCTACTGGTGCTGTAGCCTGTTTTTGTCTTAGCAACAATGTCAGAGATACGAGAAGCAGTGGCTTTGCCACAACGCTGTGCAAACCATTCTGGTGTACCTTGTTCAACTTCACTCATTTCAATGCTCCTTTACGCTTTTCTTTAGCATCAATCACTTTCTTTTGCCAAGCCTTATCAGTACCGCA